TATACATGACTGAAAATAGAAATAAAGAAGAAGATGATAGGATGTTCTATGTACTTAGAGCATTAGATAAAACTAGAGAACTAATTGAAGAAAGGAGTAAGATTGAACAGAAAAATAGTATTTTATAATAGTAGACAACGGTCTATAGATTCTTACATAGATGAAGATGCCTGTTATCAAGGTAAGGTAGACGTTATAGCAATACTTAATAGTGTTTGGGATGCTGTAGAAGCAAGAACTTGCGGGGAATGTAAGCATGATTATTGTGGGTGTAGCATACAAGATAGTTTATTACACTTTACACCCAGTGCAGACTTAGATACTTTCGGATGTAACAAGTTCAAGCCAAAGGAGCAACATGAGTAAAGATATACTTGTTATAGCAGATACACAGATAGATAACGAGTCGCCAACACAGCACTTAGAAGCATTGAGTAGATACATCTGGAAGCATAAGCCAGAAACTATCATACATATTGGCGATCACTGGGATTTTCCTAGTTTGAGTTCTTATGCTTCAAGTATGGAAAGTGAAGGCAGAAGATTGTATCATGATTTAGAAGGAGGTTTCAAAGCCTTTAAACTGATCATGCAACATACTAATGATAAGAACAAGTCCGGTAAGAGGGTACAATACAAGCCTAAGAAACATTTCCTAATGGGAAACCATGAACAGAGATTGAAGAGATTTATAGACAGTCACCCAGTGTTGGAAGGATGTTTCGATCTACACGCTTGGATCAAAGAAGAAAAGTGGGAAGTACATGATATGAATGATCCATTATGGGTTGAAGGTATTTGTTTCAGTCACTATATGGAAAATCCTATGAGTGGTAGACCAGTTGGAGGATCTATTGAGAACAAGTTGAATAAGTTTCCACACTCATTTGTGCATGGACATCAACAGCAGTATCAGTTTGGTAGGAGACAGAATCTACAAGGTATGCCTCATTTTGGTGTATGTGCCGGAAGTTTCTACCTACATGATGAAAATTACAGAGGAGCTAACAATACAGAGATCAGAGGGTTTACACATCTTAAAGGTTTTACCAATAGGTATGGGTATCAAGATTTTGATGTAGAGTTTATATCGTTAGAAAGACTATTAGAAGAATGGTAAACTTCCTTTTAGCCGGAGGTGTATCAGTGGTGTTAGCATATACAGCTAATTGGTTGTGGGATAAAACTATTTCACATAATAAATAAACAAAGGAAAATAAATGGCAATAGCAAAATATAAATTCGAGAAGTTACCACAAGAAGTGGTTACGCCTGATGCTAAAACTCTATTCATGAGTCTAGCAGAAGTAAACGAAGTAACAGGAAACTATGGAGGAACACTGATATTTGATAAGTCTCAGATGAAGCAAGAAGTTACCTTCAAAGAGTGGAGAACTAACAACAAAGAGAAGAAAGGTTTTCAACAAGGTATTGATGATCTGATTGATGCCTACCTAGAGGAGTACAACGCTCAAGCTAAGAAGAAAGCAGTTAGAGCAGACAAGGTTAAAATACATTGTGATAAGGATGGAAAAGAGTTAACTGATAAGGTTGAACTCTCTTGTAAGAATAAAGAACAACCTAATGTAGTAGACCATGACAGGACTAAGTTACCAAACTTTGATAAACTGGTAGGAAATGGATCTACTGTTAAATGCCAGTTAAATTTAGTGCCTTACGTGATGCAAGGAAAGGTAGGAGTTACAGCTTATCTTAGTTATGTATTACTTAAAGACCTTATAGAGTATGATGGTAGTGGCGGTGGAAACCCGTTTGACGATGATGATTTCGATGAGGATGCACCTAACTTTGATGAAGAGGGTGAAGGACAAGATAATAAAACAGAAGGAGAAGATGATGATTATTAAGAAATATTGGAATAAGTATTTAGATTGGGAAAGTGAAGAGATTACTTTTGATAAGGGTTGGGCGATGCTCATCTTAGTTATATTTACATTATCGGTGTTTAGATAGTATGGGAGGGAGTTTAAAACTCTCCTTACCCATTTACGGAGGTAAGAGAAAGAAGTTTATGATCGGAATGAACTGGTACAGCACCACTCATTATAGAACTAGAAACACAATTAAACAGTATTATCATGAGCGTGTAGGTAAAGACTTACCTAACGGAGCTAAAGTAGCTTCACCATTAACCACGCATTATAGAGTATTCTATAAAAACAAGCGAAGCGATGCACCAAATATTATAGCAGTAGTTGATAAGTTCCTTATGGATGCTTTACAAGAACATGGTGTGATAGCTGAGGATAATGTACAGCATTACTTAGGTAGTAGTTGGGAAGTGGTTTCTCAGGATCGAGACAACCCTAGAGTAGAGGTAGAGATAAAGGAGGTAGGATGACTAGAGAAGAGATGTTCCCATTTGAACTGTACCAAGATGAAGAGTATAAGTATCCTATATATAGAGGGGTGGATTATTATTGGGGAAGTAGTAAGGTACTAAAAGAAAACCAAGAATACTACGGGTATGATAGCTCGTGTGGAGCGTGGAACTTAATAATAACACATACTAAAGATGGTAGATATATAGCTAAACATCACTATAAACATCTTAATGGTAAAGAGTACTTCATAAAGAGAGGAACACAACGTGGAACAGAATGAAAACGAAGGTGAACTACTTTATAAAACAAGTTGCGACAGTTGTGGCTCTAGTGATGCTAATGCTATCTACTCTAGCGATACTAGTTACTGCTTTAGTTGTGGCAACCATGAGTTCCTTAAAGAAAGAACTGGTGAACAACCTAAAAGGAAAACGGTGAAGGATAACAATTTATTAGAAATAGAAAGCAAGGAACTAAAAAATAGAAAGATTCCTTTAGCGATCACAAAACAATTCAGATACGGATCTGGAACTACTAAGAGTGGTGCGAGAGTACAAGTAGCTCAATACTATAACAAAGATAAAGAACTGGTAGGACAAAAGTTACGAACCAGAGAGAAAGACTTTAAGTTCATAGGTAACTCAAAAGAGGCTATGATGTTTGGACAACAGTTATGGTCTAGTGGAGGGTTGAAGCTAACCATTACAGAAGGTGAAATAGATGCTATGAGTGTGGCTACAGCCTTTGATGGCAAGTACCCGGTAGTCTCTATTAAGGATGGTGCTCAATCAGCTAAGAAAGAGATAGCTAAACACTTAGAATGGATTAGTAGCTTTAAAGAGATTTACCTATGGTTTGATAATGATGAACCGGGTAGGTTAGCAGTTGAAGAAGTTTGTGCTATACTTCCTCTGGACAAAGTGAAGATCATTACACATAGTGAGTACAAGGATGCTAATGAAGTGCTAGTAAACTCTGGTAAACCAGCAGTTGTCAAAGCTTTCTATGGTGCTGAGAAGTATAAGCCGGATGGTTTCGTAACCCCGGAGGAGTTGTTAGAAGAAGCTATTAAACCTATTGAGTGGGGTTTGCCTTGGTTCTTAGAGAAGTTGACTAAGGTTTCCTATGGTAGAAGATATGGTGAAGTAGTGGCTGTAGGTGCTGGAGTAAGTGTTGGTAAAACAGATTTCATACAGCAACAGATGGCATTTGATATTAAAGAAGGTCATAAGATAGCTACCTTCATGTTGGAACAGTCGAAGGTTGAAACCCTTTTAAGACTAGTTGGAAAGATAGATGGCAAACATTACCACCTACCAGATGAGAAATATGATGTAGAAGAGTTGAAGAAAACTATCCACTCAGTTAATGACAAACTATTTATCTACGACAACTTTGGAAAAATAGATTGGGAAACCATTAAGGAAAAGATCAGATCAGCTAGACACATTTATGGAGTCCGATTATTCTATATTGATAATCTAACAGCTCTTAACGCTCATGCAGAAGATGAGAGAAGAAACTTAGATGCTTTGATGGAAGAGGTTGCAAGTCTAGCTAAAGAGCTTGATATATGGATTCTATTAGTTAGTCACCTTAACCCTCCTAAGAAGGGAGCTAGTCACGAAGCTGGTGGAAGAGTAGAACAAGGTCAATTCACTGGTTCAAGAGCGATCATGAGATGGTGTCAATTTATGTTAGGAGTAGAGAGAAATACTTTACATGAGATCCCGGAAGAAAGAAACAAAGGTTTGGTAAGAGGTATCAAAGATAGGTTTAGTGGTAAAGCAACTGGTCAGACAATAGGTTTTGTCTATGATGATGTCACGGGTAACTTATTGGAGACAGAAGA